CGGCAACGGTGCTCGTGAGCTGCACACGCTCGTTCGAGGTCTGGTTGCCCGAGGCGCTGCCGTTGCCGACGGCGACCCACACGGCCGCCTCGTTGCCGTCGTCGAGAACGGCATTGATGCCTGCGGTGTTCAGGGGCATGGCTAGCGCTCACCTCTCGGCATGTTGTCCCACAGAATCGGATCGCCCCCGGCCGCGTCCTCGACGAAGCCGAGGGGGATGTCTTCGATCTCCCGCGACTCGGCCGCCTCCCTGAGACGTTCGATCATCTCAAGGGAAGCGGCCTCGTCAGCGGCAGAGGTCACGAGTTGTCGATGATCTGCACCGCGCGCATGAGCGACTTGGTGCTCGCCGGGTTGGTCGGGGTGTCCGGGTCGAGGACGGTCGCGGTGCCGCACCACGCGTTCACGAGCGACCGGTCGGTCGTGTTCGTGTAGTCGTAGTCCGACAGCCAGCGGACCGAGACACCGCCCCAGTAGCCCATCGCGCCGCCGGGCTCGCCCATGGTGCGGGTGACGGCCGCCGTCGCGCCGCGGGGGACGGCGGGCGCCCGGGTGGCGAGCACGAAGGCCGTACGGTGGTAGGCGTACGCCGCGTCGTCGTCGATGTCGGTCGACGGGACCACGGTGAACTCGGCGATCCGGCCGATCGCCCGCTCGCGCAGCGCGTCCGGCGCCTGGGTGCCGATGGAGTCGAAACGCGAGAACCGGTCGTCGGTGATGATCTGCTCTTTGACGTCGGCGCCGACGAGCAAGGTGCGCTCGGTCACGGGGACGTGCTTCTTGTCGAGCAGCTTCGCGGCCCGCGCGGCGACGAGGTACCAGTCGGTACGGCCGCCGACCTTGAACTCGGACCAGTCCGGGTTGATCTGCATGTCGGTCCGGTAGGTCGCGTTCTCGATCTCGCCGATCGCCTCGTCCTCCAGGCCCTCGGCGACCGCGCGGATCTGCGGGTTCAGGACCTGCATCGCGAAGTCCGTGATGTCGAGGGTGAGTTCCTCGTCGGTGACCGGAGCGCCGTTGTAGACGTCCGTGTCGAGGGTGACCGGGATCGAGAACTCGGTCGAGACGTCGTTCACGATCGCGGTGCCGGCCCGAAGGGTGCGCTTGCGGGCGGTGCGCCGCGCCGGGATGCGCATGTTGACCGTGTCGTTGAGCGCGCCCGTGAACTCGCCCGGGTTGATCGCGTCGGTCCACAGGGTGCGGGCGACGACGAGTTCGCGGTACAGCAGTCCGATCGCCGTGTTGGCGATTACCGACGGCTTGAGAAAGGTGTTAGCCACCTCGTGTCCTGCCTCTCTACTAGCGGTCGGATCGGCCGTACCGCCTCGGGTTTAATACCTCGGGATGTCCTTCACGAGTTCCATCGGGTTGGTCACCACGGGGGCGGTCTGAGTGCGCGAGGCACCGCTGCGAAGGTTCTCGCGCGGGCGCGCGGTGCGGGTCGCTCCGGTCTGCCGGCTGGATGCCTGCTCGCCCTCGTCGCCGTCCTGCGCGTCGCCGTCGCTGCTCTCGCCGTCGCCGTCGGTGTCCTCCCCCTGCTGCTTGTTGCTGGCCTTGCCGGTCTTCGACTTCGGGGTGAGCCCGAGGTCTTCCATCGTGTCCTTGCCGTCCGCGAGCAGTTCCGCGTACGTCGCGCCTTCGAGCTTCGCAGCGAGCCGCGGCGAGATACCGAGTTCATCGGAAACCCGCCTTACGAGCTCCTGCCGCTCGGCCTTCGCGGCGCGGGCCTCGGAGGCCTTGAGCTGCTCTTCGATCCGGTCGAGCTGTGAACGACTCTTGTCGGCCTCGGCCGCCTTCGTCCGCAGTTCGTCGAGATCTCCGTATTCCGACAGCGCTGCCGCCACCTTCTCGCGGACCTGAGCGTTGACCATCTTGGCCATCTGCGCCCGGGTGAAAGTGGGCTCGGCGGTCTTGCCGTCGTCGTCTTCGGTTGTCATCCCGGATTTCCTCCGTCGTTTCCGGCGCTGCCGCCGTCGGATTGCCCCGGTGCGGGTCGACCGTTGTCGAGCCAGCGCCGGTAATTGTTGAGTGCATTATTGCTCGTATCCTGGCTCATTGTGCCAGAGGCACGCGCCCACGCCTGCGCGGTCTTGAACTCGTCGGCGTATTCCGCCGAGGCAGCGGCGGCGCCCGCCTTCGTCTGGGTGCCCGCGTAGACCGGTTCGGGCATGCACGAACAATGATCATGAGGTTGGAAATCAGCCGATCTTCCCGACTTGTAGACCGGGCCGCGTGCGGCGAGGGAACGGCAGAACGCGCACGGGTCGCCGCTCGTCACCCGGGCCCACCCGAGTGCCTTGCGGTCGTCGGTCACGGCGCCCGTGATCGTCATGCGCCCGCCCGCGAGAACCTGCTTGGTCAGCTCGCCCGCGACCTTGACGAGGCCCTGGTCCTTCGCCGCGCCGACCGACATGCCTGCCTTCCGGGCGTCGATGATGCCCTTGAGCGCCGCCCCACGCAGACCGCCCGCGAGCAGGTCTGCGGTCGGGCGGTCGGCGGCCGGCACGATGAGCGCGCCGACCCCCTCGACGCGCCGGAACAACGAGTAGTAGTTCGCGGCGGCGACCGCCGACTGTGCGAAGCCTTCGCCGGCGAGCAGGGCGGCAGCCTGCGCGAACGTCTCGATAGTGCCCGAGAGATCGGTCACGTCAACGATCTGCCACAGCCTCAGCAGACCTTGCAGAGACCTCGCCCGGGCGGCGAGCTGCGCAGCCTGATTGGCCCGGGTGAGCGCGGTTCCGGCCGCCGTGAGCGCCACGTCAGGCCGTCCGCGCGCCGCGCGGGAGAACGATGCCGCTGCCGGTAGTGGTCGTGCCGTCGGGGTTGGTCGCTCCGGGCGTGCCGGCCGCGCCCGCCGCCTGCTTGCCGAGCAGCGCGGTCAACTGCCCGAGCGAGTCGCCCTCGGCCGAGAGTTTCTTCCACCTCTCGACGTCCTGCCGCGTGACGCCCGGGATGCGGTCCCACAGTGCCTGCGGCGGGACGCCGAGCATCTGCGCGACCTTGCCGAGGCCATCGACCAGGGCGCCGAAGGCGCGGGCGCTCGTGTCGCGCCACACGACCTCGATGTCGCTGGGCACCTCGACGCCCATGAGGTCGCCGACGACCTGCGAGGACTGCTCGTGCGACTCGCCGAGCGACGTCTTGGCGAGCTCGACCTTCCGGTCGCGGCCCGCTTCTGCCGCCGCGAGAGCCTCGGCGGAGAGGTTGACGAGCTCGCCGATCAGCTCGTGGACCGGGGTCTCGGAGAGCGTCGCGGCGTACTTGAGCACCGCTTCCCGCGACCGGAGGAAGCCGTCGAGCGTCGTCTCGGAGAACTCGCCGAGTTCGATGTCGTCGGGGTGCTCCTCGAAGGTCCACAACTGCGAGGCGGCGGCCTTCATCTTCATCGAGCGGTTTTCGGGGGTCCATCCCTTGACGTACCGCTGCCGGAAGGCCGAGTACCACTCGGCCGACTTGAGCGCGAACGACGAGACGTCGGTCTGATCCTGAAGCGTCATCAGGGGGGCGACCTCGCCCGCCGTCAGGACGGCAACCGTGCTGTTCAGCGCGCTGCCCTGCGGGAACTGGCGCTCGGGCTCGTCGTCGCTGTCGAGGTCCTCGTACGGCACGTACCGGACGACCGGAACGTAGTCGATCATGTCGAGCGCGGCGCGCCTGAGTTCGGCGAACCGCTTCACCTTCGGGTCGTAGCCCAGGGTGTAGACACCGACGTCGCCGAGGTCGTCCTCCATATAGAGGCGGTAGAAGTTGCCCCGCCCCTTGCGCCATTCGAGCGCCATGACCGGGAAGTCGGGCGCGTCGTCGTCGTACGCGGCGAACATCCGCCGCGGGGAGACGGCCCGCACGACCGGGGTCGGCTCGCCCGGCGTGATCACGTTGTAGCCGTGCCCGTACGTGAACACGGCGCGGTAGAGGGCCGCCTGCCCCCGGTCGAGCCGGTTGCGCTGCCACGTGTCCCACACGGGCTTTATCGCCTCGTCGGGGTCGGTGCCCGGAGCGTTCGGATCTGCCGGCTGGCTCGGCGCCGGTCCCGCGCTGTCGCTCACCCGGATGTTGTCGACGTACAGGGACTGCACGAGCGAGTTGATCACGATGGCGATGAGGTTGATCCGGGACACCCGGGCCAGCTCGCGCACCTCGGCGGGCGCGTCGCGCGGCACGACGAGGGGGAGCGCCTGCTTGCCCGTGGCGTAGCGGCGCAGGACGTCGAGATCCTGCCGCTCGGCTTCGAGCTCACCGCGCAGATAGTTGGCGGCGCCGATCGCCTCGTCTTCGGAGAGCACTAAAAGACCGCCTTCCCGCTGCCCGCACCTTCGCGCCGGACGCGCACCTTCCCGGTATTGAGCACGATCCTACGGCCCATTCGCGCGCCGACCGCGCAGACGGCGAGGTCGACGTGTTTCTTCGAGTCGCGGGTGACCTTTCCGAGGCTCACGCCCCACGGGTTCGGCCGCCGCTTCGCGTCATGGAAATGCGTCATCATGACGCCGTCGCCGTCCCACGTGAAAGCACTCTCGCCGAGTTCCTCGATGTCCTCGACGGTTTGCATCGCCGCCTGCGTGAATTGCCGGTTGCGTTCCTGCCCGCCGACGGTCTTGATCCGCATGTCGAAGAGCACGCTGTTTCCGATTCGGGCGCCCGGGGTCGCCCAGACCTTGAGCTTGCGGTGAAAGTCGCGATGCCACCCGTCGATGGTCGGCATCCAGTAGAGCGCCTCGGTCTCGTCGTCCTTGGCGGGGCTCGGGTCGACGCCGAACCACACCACCGAGTAGTACTCGAAGGCGTACCGGACGACGCCGTCGACCGCCTCGCGGGGCGCGAGCCAGCCTTCGCCCGCCTTCCCCGGCGGCGGGCGCCATACACCCAACTTGAAGACGTGACCATCGCTCAGCCGGCAGCCTACGAGCCCGGTCGCGTCGCCGCTCTTCGAGCAGTCGAGGAACATCGCGATCTGCGTCTTCGCGGCGACGACGATGCTCGGGCGCGCGAGGGCGTCGAGCTTGCGCGGGTCGACCCATGCGTCCTCGGCCGCCGCGAGGCCGTTGA